GCCAAGTGCTGGTCTTGCATCCATTGGTTACCAAGGGGCGATGCCTGTAGCTTTGGGTTCCCCGAGGCACGGCAGAATAAGGGGCGGTTTGCGGCTCGATGCGAGCTTTACGACGATGGAAAGAAAAGTGCTAGATCGGATGGATCGCGGTCCTGGCCGCTGGATTGAACTGCTAGACCACAGCTTTGGCGAAGAGCCTGTGTATCGCGCCTGCGGGCAGAACGGTGCTGTTTGCCGGTACACCAATGATTTATGGCAGGCAGAGATTTATGTGCAGTATTACTGAGTAAGCCAAGATTCAATGGCTTCTTCGCGGGTCAAGTTGTAAAACGGCTGGGCACGGAACCAGTCGCGCCAATCACGGTGCCCCTTGCTGCCGTTGCAAGTGATGCAGGCGCCACAGAGGTTTTCTGGTACGGTCAGGCCGCCCATCACTTTTGGAATGATGTGGTCAAGCGTGGCGCTACGGGGACCCAATTGCTCGTTGCAGTAGGCGCAACAGTAATCACTTCGTAACAACACGGCATCACGCCACCGCCGCTTCGCCTCCTTCCTCGGTATCAGCATCGTCCCATCGATCTGATGATCCACTGAGGTTTTCAGGTAACGGGAACAGTTCAAGTTCAAGATCAATCAGATCTTCTTCGTCACGAATAAACTCCGATATTTGGCTATAGATATTTGCAGCAAGATCATCCGAGTCGATATCCGATCGGATGACGACCTTGGCAGACACCTGCATGACGTAGGCTCGCATTTGTCAGAGCCAACGGCTGCCTACAGGATAGCTTGGCGGCGCCACCGTAAACTTTTGTCACAGCAGTTGCCAGTTCGTGCACTGTGGTGTATGATTGGTGCACGGGAGGCAACTCCCACAATCAAATGAAATCAAATGAACATCACCGCTTCTTCCACCAAGGCCGACATCATCGACGCATCCTGCGAGGTGATCGACACCCAAGCCGAGCAGATCAACGATCTCAAGGAACGCCAGCTGATCCTCTGGACCATCGTTGGTATCCTCGCCGTGCTGCTCGCATTCGGCGCTTAACTTCCACGGGGCACTTCGGTGCCCTTTTCATTACCATCCAATCCAATGACTTACTACCGCTGCGAATGCCTTGCTGAGGATCTGATCAACCGTTACATCGCACCTAAGACTGGCTGGGACAAGATCAAAGAAGAAGACTTCCAGCGCCTTGCTGACCTAATCTCAGACAAAGGCGCATGGGCAGGCTTTTGCATGGTCAAAGCAATCAGCAGCTGGATCGACTAACCATGACCTACGCACTTTTAATCGATGCCATCCAGGTAGGTCCATTCACGACACACATCGCTGCTACGGTCTTTGCCGAGCAAAACGGCTTTGACAACTACTCAATGGTTGAGTTGTACGACCCAGCAGAAGCGCCTGGATTGATCCGCAGGTTGACGGAGGTGGCGGGCTGGAAGAACCATCACCACCATTCAAACTATGACTGACCTAATCCCAAACGATCTTAGCCACCTCAGCGATGAGGAGTTCCTTGCACTCTGCCCGCAGGGTGAACACGCACCGGGGTCATTTATGCTCGATTTCTTAAAAGACTATCCCGAGGTAACTCGCGTAGAAGTCATTACTAACAACGGTCGAGAGTTTGTCCAGCATGAATGCTCCAATGTTCAAGTGAGTCTTCAAGACAATGGGCAAACCATTAAAGTGTTTCTTTTTTCCACTTATGACTAACCTCTCCCCCGCCGCGCAGGCAGTGCTGGATGCGTTTACTGATGAATGGCCGTGGCAAACAATGCCGGATCCGTCTGAAAGTATTGCCGCCGCCCTTCGCGCTGCTGCGGGTTACATGTTTCCCAACGACACGGCTCAACAGTGTTATGACCGCATCCACGCCATCGCCGACGAGCTAGAGGCAACAGCATAATAAAGATTAAGTTACTTCAACCCTTGCTCGCCGTAACGCCGAGATCGCAGTTGTAGCGGCCGGTTTGGGCGTAGCTTTTCTCAGGTGTACCGCTGACAAGCATAAATTTCATTTGTCCAATTCGCATTCCGGGCCATATCGGCAGCGCATTTAACCGCCTGCTGTTCTTCAATTCCATGGTCAGCCGTGACCCATACCAACCGGGATCGCACCAACCAGCCTCGGCATGGTCCCAACCATCACGGGCGCGGCTTGACTTCAGCACAAACTGAGCACCAACGTAATCAGGTAGGTGGAAGATCTCCCTGGTTTCAGCAAGGAAGAATTCACCCGGCTTGATCCAGTACGGCTGTTCTTCGCTGTAGTTATGGATGCCGGTAATTTCCAGCTCACGGGTGCCGGTGACTTCAATCATGATCCGATCACCAAGCGTTACATCCAGTGATGCCGGGTTTAAGTGCGCCTCGACGTAAGGCGTGACCATTTGCCGCATTTGGCACAGGCGGCGGATCTCGTGGTCAGGAATCAGCACAGATAAAAATTAAGCGCACCGCAGCCTAAGCGATGATGCACCATCCTGAGCTGGGTCCATCGACCATCCAACGCGGCTCGAACGTCTTGTAGTCGTAGTGCTGCTTGGCGCCAAAAGTGCTGCCGTACTCGCCGGTTGCAACATTCATGGCGCCCCATGGATCGTGGACGATGTAGCCGGTAGCGTTGTACCCAATGATGCACAGCCAGTGGCCACCACCTGATGGGGCATTGGCCGTGCCATGGTGCAGGAAACCAACAGGCACCGGCTTACCTGCGTCAATCTGCTGCTGCACTAAAGCGCGATTGCCATTTGTTTTGAAACGCGCTGAAACACCATAGTGCTGCAATGCTTTGATCTGCACCGTTGAGTTGGTCGTGTCCCCGATGGTAAACACCGTTTTGATGTACTCATCATCTGAATGGATCACACCCGGTTTGAGCGTCATCAGCAGCATGGCGCAGCTTGAGCTGAAGCATGTCCGCCATGCGTCGCGGTAGTTGTCCCGCTGGCTCTGGTACGGCGTAGGCAGTGGGTTGGCTGATGCCTGCTTACCAACCTGGCTCCAGGTCTTGAACCACGCCTGCTCGCGGCCCAGGATGTTGGGGTTGGCTTTGTTGATCGCCTCTTCCAGCTCGGAAATGGCGGCCATCTGGTATGGCAGACCCTTGTAATGCTTACAAAGGTCAAGCAGCTTAATGCCAGTCATTTATCGTCCAGGGTGATTGGATGCGCATCTCACCGCCAAGATCGCGGCTATCGCCTGTTTGCAGCTCGTCGTTAACCGGCTGCTCGGTGTAGATCGGTTTGGGTTTCTGGCGTTCGATCTCGCGGTCAATGACTGCCGCAGCCTCAGCTACAGCAACGTCAATTTTGGCGGGCAAGCTGGTCTCGAATTTTTTACGTTCGATGTACCGCTGTGCCCGTTCAAAATCGGAGCGCGTATCAAACTGCCAGATCAGCCCTTTTTTGGCTTCAGCGTGCGGAGGATCTGAAACACAAGCTGAACAATGCTGTTAGCTTTCCACTTGGGATTGAGACCGATGATCTCAGATGCGGCTGCAACAGCGATCCAAAAGATTGGATTGGCAAGGATAGCTTCCATGACTGGAAAAGGTGGTTTTGCCCAGCTTAGCGCCGTAGTTCCAGCTTGATAATACGCACGTCATGATCCATAACCTTATCTTCAACGTCACCAAGCTTTTTTTGGATCAACTGCTGGTTGCTCAGTACGTCGTCCAGTTTGGTTGGGACGGTGTAGCAGAGGTAGAAAATACCAGCGCCAGCGCTGCCGACTGCAAGCACAACGATGCCAGCCAAAGCTTCCTGACGAACGCCGCGCCAAAACCCTGGTTGTGGTTCAGGGGTTGACACGGCGGACCTTGAGGTGCCCCTATTTTAGCAATCTGCCGCGCCTGCGTAGTCGGGTTGGGTCTTGAGCCAGTCGTACATGGCGGCCATGCCTTCGCAGTCAGGTGTGGGGGCAAACACCGTGCGATTAGCGACGGGTTGTGCGTCGGCTTGGCGGGCATCCTCGCTGGCGTAATGCGCCACCTGGACCAAGGTTTGATCCTTATCGCCGCGCCACATGACAATGCGGGCGTAGGTATCGGCCATGGGAATGCCGATGTCGGTTTCGTTGAGCGTGATTGAAAGTGCCATTAGTAGGTCATCTCGGTGGTGTTAATTTTGCAGACCCACCTAATTGTGGTGGCTGCAGCGCCTGTGACGGTGACTGTAATACAACCAAGCGTGGTATTTGCTGTTACGGCAACCACCCATGTTGCAGCGCCAGCATCGAAGTGGGTCATAGTGACAGTTGGTGTGCCAATCATGGCAGTTGTGCCAGCATTAGCACCACGCTTGATGGCACCATCAATCGTCCAGCGGGCGCTATTACCAGCACCAGTTACACCGGCAATAACTTCACCACTAAAGCTGTAGGCGCTGTTGTTTGGAAGGGTTACTTGATTGGTTGCAGCGGCAGCGCTGGTGTCGCTGGTGAGGACTGTTGCAGTGGCGTCTGTTGTTTGACGGCCTAGTAGAAGTAGTGCAGATTGAGTAATACCAGCACCATTTTCAATAGGTACATCACATGCCGGAAAGACTTGGTAGCCAGCTATTGATCTAGTGGTTCCTCGCCTTCCTCCCCCAATAAATGAGTGGGCGGAATTGGCAGTATTTTGACGGCCTCCGCATACAGTTGACGCTTCTCCACTAGCTGTATTTGTGTTTCCTCCGCAGACTGTTGCAGTCGATCCGCTAACTGTGTGACTTGCTCCACCGCCGGCAAAACTATAACTGCCTGAAGCTGTACTGCCGTTCCCCCCACACACCGTTGCGTGGGTGCTAGTGGATGCGGTGTTGCTTGCGCCGCCGCCGACGAAGGAAGAGGAGCTGGAGGCGGTGTTAGATACACCTCCAGCAACTGTTGAATTACTACCGCTAGCCGTATTACTAGTGCCTCCTGCAACAGTGGCATAATCAGAAGATGCAAGATTTCTTTCACCACCGCCAATAGTGGGTGCAAATCGTGTAGATCCAGATGCTGTGTTGTAACTACCGCCAGCAATGGTGGCGTTCTGCGCAGAAGCAACTTGAGACGCAGAATCCCGTACTTTTTGCCAATCGGTAGCTCCAGGTCCGCGCTTATTGCCCCCTGCTACTGTCCCATCCGGCACCTGAGCCAGCGTTGCGCCAGTGCCTTTGGCAACTAGCGCAATGTCCATGTTGGGAACGCCGATTGGCAATTCCTTTATTTCAGTTACAGGTACTGTTGTATTAACACCATCATTATCAATGCGCGTAAATAAACGCAGTGTTGATGCTGCCCAAGCGATGGGGTTTACGTTCATGTCAGATCACCACCAAACGCTGCAACGCGAACGGTGCCAGATGAAGGCGCAACGCTGATCGTGGCGCCAAGTTTCCAGCTAGCCGTAGGCAACACCAGATCGGTGTAGGCCGTTACCAGGCGGTATCCCTTGACCGTGGTGCTACCTGTCGTGGCGCTAATGGTGAATTGATCGAACAGGTCGTAATTCGTGCCGTCATATAGGAAGATATTTACCAGCGCTGCCACCGTGGTTGCGGTGCCCTGCACGTTGATGCTCAGCACCCTGGTGCCAGCAGCCACACCTGTGATTAGGTCAGTGATCGTGCCCGTGCCATCGGTTGCCGTGTTGGCTGTACTCAGCGAACAACGCCCAATACGAGGGGCTGAAATAAAAGCAGGTGAAGCGGCCATGGCTTAGATGCAGGTTGTGTTGAGGTAGAGGTTATCGCCAACGGAACTACCGCCGCCACCACCACCTGTTGCAGATAACGTGCCACCAGTTAGTGACAAGCCGCTGCCGATGGTGATCTCCTCAATGGCGCCAGCACTTGCGGTGGAGCGCCCCAGTAGTTTGTTGGTGTTCATCTGAACGCCAATGGCCGTAACCAGTTGGTTAACTAGATTGACGCCATTAAGGAATTGACGTGCCATCAGCCGAGCACCACCACGCGATAGGCGTTAGAAGCAGGCGCCGTAGCAAACACAATGGTCAAGGTGTTGGTGGTTGTGTGCGCCACATCCGTAAACACCTCGTCATAGGTGCTGTTGTTATAAACAACGACCTGCACATCACGACTAGCAAGGTTATGGGTGATGGTGTAGCTGGTTGCACTGCCGTCGCCAATACTGACCGAGTATTTTTTGATGCGACCTGACCATGTGGCCAGCTTTAGTGGCGTGATGATCCGCAAATCATCGGTGCCAGCGTCAACTTCTGCCTGGGTGGCAAGCTCAGCAATGCCAGCCGTGGTTTCGCTGGCGGCTGGCGCTGCTGTTGCAAACGACGTGAAGATGACGTTGTTGGTATCAATTACGCCGTTGATTTGCGTCTGACGCCAAGTTGTACCAGCGTCGGTGCCTTCCTCGACCGTGATGATCGCCTGTTCCAGCTCGGCAAACGTGCTGGCATCCAGCGAGCGTGTCATTGCTGTGGAGGCGCCATTCCACACATAAATGCCGTTTTGGCTTTGTGTGGATTGGTTGCGGACCAGCACCCGGTCCTGCGACGCCATCGTGATGCCATCAATCGTGGCGCCAGGGCTGCTTAGGTTGATATTGCTTTGCGTGCCAACGCGAGAGCTATCTTTCCAAGCCAGACCTTCAACCGCAGAATCCACATAGGATTTTGGTACTGCATCGCCTGCTGCGGTAGGCGTCGGAACGTTAATGACCTTCGACGTGCTTTGCAGGTCGATGTCTGTAAAAAACTTACGAGCCATATCAGATCAGGCGAGCGAGGCCAGCGGATGCTGGGTTCAGTGTAACAACGGTTTGATTGACAGTTGGATGTGCCACTTCGCCGTCAATTTCTTGGCTGCCAGCATCCAGCAATTCAACAGATGGTCTAAACCCAAGGTTGTGGTTAATTGTCCATGTCGTGGCTGGTGCTGCTTGGACATATTCAAAAGCTGTTCCAGCATCACCCTTGGGGCCTTGCGGACCAACCGTTGTTGCGGTGACAGTATTGGTAACAGGAACCGTAACGACGGTGGAACTGCCGTCGCCTTCAGTAACTGTGACTGTATTGATAACTGAACTGACAACGACGCTGGTCATGCGGTGTAACCTTCTGACACATAAATAATGCCTTCAAGGTAATACTCCTTGAGGCCACTAGGATTTGTGAGCAATACGTCGTAATACGCTTCATTGGGCAATGTTGCCGCCTGAACACTGGTCAATGCAATGGCAATGGTGCCCGTGCTGCGGTTGGTGTAGGTGACAGTGAAATCAGCGTATTTGGTGGTGCGATCTTGATTCCATGCTTGGGCCGCAGCCGTCCAACCAGTTAGGTTGATTGCAGTGCCAGTGCTGTCTTTGAACTGGAGCGTGACACTGTAATCCGCCCGGCGTTGCAGGCTGATGTTGTAGGTGCCGGGTGCTATCGCCATAGCAGCAGTCTAACCTTTACCCTGCCCAACGCGCTTTTTACGACCATGGTTAGGCCGTGAGCGTTTGCCCTGACCTTGGTTGGTCAATTTCGGTGGACCAGGCTGGTGGCTGATGTGTGCTGCACCAGCCTTTGCGCGGACTGCCATTACTCAACCACCTCGGGTTCTGGTGGCGCGATGAACTCACCGTCAACGTAGGTCCAGCCAATGCCAGCGCTGCTACCGGTGGGGATTACAACAGCGATACAACCGCTTGGTGGTGTCCATGGCGGCAGGCCGTCCCAAACGATCACGTTGATGACGGTGTTTGTGGCATCAATAATTGCGTAGTTTTTCATGGTGATTACCACTCAAGGATCAGGCAAAATCCAGCATTGCCCGATGCACTAGGACCATTGCCACCTCTGCCATAACCACCGCCCCAAAAAGATACGCCACCTGGAGGTGCGGTAGAGAATGAACTGGGGGATCCGCTAAATGGAGTGAACCACCCAATTCCATTGCCACCTTTTCCACCGTCAAGACCAAATGAAGTAGTCCCAGAAGTAGTTCCACCAGCACCACCTGTAGAAGTACTGGCACCACTACCACCAGTAGCAGACATTGCTCCTCCAGTGCCAGCGCAAGTGAAACTACTTGTACCGCCTGTGGCACCTGTTGCACCGCCAGCGCCAATAACAATGGATGCAGTTGAACCCAGCTGAGTTGTGGTGTATAAATTTATAGCTGTACCAGCAGCGCCCCCGGCGCCACCAGTCGTACCACTTCCACCGCCACCGCCGCCGCCAGTAACAACTGCCAAAAATGTTGTCTTACCTGTTGTTGGCGTATAAGTACCCGTGGCTGTAAAAACTTGAATTGATGCACCTGATGCAACGGTGCCCCATGATGCGAGGCTGCCGCTGGTGACCAATGCCTTGCCAGCGTTGCCGCCTTGACTGGGTAGCAGTGCCGCCAGTGCTGCCGTTGCTGTAGTGGCTCCGGTGCCGCCGTTGGCAATTTGTGTGACGCCACCAACCTGAAAGCCAGCCGGATCGATGACACCTTCCGTGATCCAAGCACTATTGGATGCGTTCCGTATTTTCTTGACCGGCGGGCTGCTGCTTGTATCAACCCAAGGCTGAAATGCAACCGTTACGGCTGGTGCGCTGTTGCCGCTGCTTTGGCTGTAGAGCGCGGCAAGGTTGTCGTTGATGTCTGCGCGAACGGTTGGAAACGTTGCGTTTTGGACTACTTGATCAGATTGAGCCATTAGAAGGCGCGTCCGTAGCCAACGGCATTGTACGTGAAGTCTACTGCCTGCCTCGTACTGCCTTGCAAGAATTCCACGTCAAAGCCAGTACGGCTTAAGTTTGTGATGTGTGCCCGGACATTGTTGCCAAGTGCCAAGGCCGTAACACCAACGCTAGGCAGCAGCGTGTAGTACGGATCGCCAACGGTCACCGCTTTGTAGAAAGCGTTAGGGAATGTGATCGACGTGACGGCACTGGTGCTACTGGTCTGCGTGTTCAGACTGGTGGTGACGCGCCTGGTCAGTTCCAGTGCTGCACCCAGTTCGTCAATGGCAACACCGATCAGCTCTGTTTCGGTGGTGAAAATGGCTTTCACTTGGACGCCACGACCACGGATCATGCCACTTGTGAACTCAGTCCATGCCCCCCAGGTTGGCGAGCCGGATGGGTTGTCCGATGTGGTGCGGACGTAGGTGGCCACGTTGATCTGGTCCGCAACCGTGCCATCAAAGAATCCAGGTTGCGCGTCGAAGTCGCCACTTATAGCGTCAAACAGCGTGGAGAAAACAACTGGACGGCTGACAATGTAACGTCTAATCCTGAAGTCATACACATCGCCAAGATCAAAAGTATCTGCAAATTGATATTCGGCGCCGCAATCACCAGCGCAATAAATTGTTTCCCAATAATCTGGCGCAACGTAAATGTCAGGAGTCAGCAGTAACGCTGTTTCGCCAGCGTCGTATGCGCAGTTTGTTTTTGTTCCGCTGAATGGTGTAGCAAGATCTTGTTCGGCCCATTCTTTTGCAGTAACCCGTGACTCAGGCTCTGGCAATACAACTTCAACGCCAGTTGCAATAACGGAGCGGTTGCCAAGAAAATCTTCAAATTTCAAGAAATAAGTGCCAGGCAGCAACGGCACTTGCTTTTGCGTGGAGCTACCAGCAACAGCTTGCACCACGTCATTGCTGCTGTTCCATTCAGCCGATGCCAATGCCCGTGGATCGTGGCGGATAATTACGCGGCCACCAACCTGCACGTCAAGTTCTGGTGCTTGTTTCCAGGTGAGGATCACCATGTCCTCGCCAGTGGCAATGGCACTGACGTTTTGCACGTCTGATGGCGGCGCACCAAGACCAGCCACGGTGTAGTCGGCTAGTGCTGGCTCACTAAACAAAAGGCCAGATGAACTAACGCTACTTACTTGAATTTGGTAGTTGCCAGTCTTGGCGTCAAGGATGTCAAACGTGGTGCCTTGAACTGTGACCGTGGTGAAGTTGTCGTCTTCGTAGCGATACTTGACGCGGAACTTTTTAATCCCTTTTGGTGCAAACCAACCGAACGTAATCTTGACGGCAATACGCCCGTTGAGTTCATACTGCACCTCTGGGCTTGTTCCACCACCAAACTGAGCACTGCTGATAATTGCTAATTCACTTGGCTGCGTGGGAATTACGTTCAAATCAGTTGAATCTCTAAATTCAAGCGGTGCGCCATCTTCGATGTAGGCGTACTTGCTTTCATTGTGTGCAATGGCTGTGATGCCATAGTTAATGCCATCTGATTCATTAATGCTAAGCACACGCCAAGTGGTTGCTTGAAGCGTTGGACTTTCAAGAATCCAAATGCTGTTGGCGTTGGGAGCAGCAGTTAGTGCAGCTTGCAGCGTAATTACACTTCCAACAATGGTAGAAACTTCCCGTTGCTCTACGGTTCCATCAGGCAGGATTACGCTCAGTATTGAGCCACCTTCGTAACTGAGGTTAGTGCTGGCGGAATCATCCACCGTGATTTCAGTGGTTGTTGCCGAACTGACGCGACCAGCGCGACGTGATCCAGCGCGAACGGGATCGGAGATCAGGATGATTTGTCCAGGCCGCACCTGCTGACCAGCGTCAAGGCTGGATGCAAAGGTGCAAACTTCCTTTTCGTAGCGTTCGGAGAACAGCAACCATTTGCCAATGCGATTGGCTTGGCCGCGACTGGTGCAGGCAAAAGCGCTGATCTCGGACTTGACTACGCCATATTTGGCAATGGAATCGGTGTCCTCGACCACCTCGTAGGCCGTGTCCCGTAGGTTCAGATCGAGATAACTGACCACCGCCACGTTTGGTCTGATCTTCAGGCTGCTGCCGCTGTAGCTGAAACCCTCAGGTGTGACGTTCGCTTGGTTGAACAGGTAGACCGGATCGGATGGTGCATCCTGTGCAATGGTCAGACTGCCAGTGCTCCAGTACGCCTGGCAGCGCATGACTGACAACAAATCGTTGACCAGCTTGTACGCTTCTTCTGCGGTTTGAATTGAGGTGTTGCAACTGAACCGCGCTTCTTGACCGCCAAAGCCGTCATCAACTAAGGCGTTGGAGTATTTGCTGGCGGCAAAGAATGCCCACTTGTCAAGCTGTGCTGCGCTGATGTGATTGCCGAATCCATAACGGGTGCTGGTCAACAGATCCCACAAGATCCACGCGGGACATGATGTCCAAGTAGCTGCTGAGAATGTGCCGTTCCAAACAAAGTTTTCTGGATAGATAATGCGGCCAGTTGCCGAGTCCACCGTCGTCCCGTTTGGAATTTGAACCTTGATTCCTTTTACTAGGTAACTGCGAGTTGGGATGCTGCTGAATTGCTCAGCATCAACGCGAAGGCCAACCAATGCACTGTTGGGATATTTTAATTTTGCATCAATAATTTCTGTGTAGCTGCTCCAGTTAAAGGCATTAGTTAGCAGCGAGTTGGTGCTGTCATCGGTAACGCGGGTAACTTTAATGTCAACGATGTCAGACGGGTTTGGCCGTACCAAAGCAATTAAATAATCCTTGCGATATTCATCTGCCGTCCGACCACTGATAGTGTCATCAATCTTGGTTGTGTAGCCGCCGCCTTGATATTGCACAGCAATTTGTAGCTGCACGCTGGTGCCCGATGTGTCACCATTGGTAGCGTTGATCTGTTGAAGTGATGGAACAGCAATAGTAATGCGAACAGAATCAACATCAACGTCGGTGATGGTACGAACCTGGGGCACAGCTTTAACAACCGTGAGGCCAACAGGTTTCTCGTCTTCAACACCACCACCTAAGGGAATGTAAGTTTGATTCTGTGTGCCGTTGCGGGTGTAGATCGTAACGTCTTGAAAGTTATAGCTACCGTCAGGATTTTGTAAGACGGTGTTGTTAAGAAAGATTGACTTAAATCCATCGGCTAAACCTTCAATCTCGCCTTCGGAGATCAGGTCAATGACGTTGGCGTATTGCCTTGAATCAAGACTATCAGGCGCGGTTGATGGTGTACGGCTACTGCCGCCCTTGCCGCCTTTGCCAAAACCGCCACCGCCTGCACCAATGATCGTCATGCTTTCACCTGCACAGTGTCGGTGCCAGCAGAGATCACCACGCTGCCGACCAGCGTGAGGCCGTAGACACAAGGAACCGGCACACCTTGCCGGGATGTTTGTTGGATACCCGAAAAGTTATACGTTTTGCGTGGGTCGTCAGCCGTGTCTGGGCCTTGCGGAATTTTGGGAACTGGTGATAGCAGTTCTGATACACCACCAAGCGCAAGGCTGGCACCAATCACACCAATTATTTTGCCAGCCACCAAAACAGCATTTCCAACGCCCGACGCAATTTGACCAGCAAGCACAGCGCCAAAAGCCAAACCTGGAATAGCAAACGACAATGCGATCAACGCAACACCGATTGCAATCTTTGCGCCAGCACCCGCACCAGCAACTACCGGCATGATCTTGATGTCCTGCTGCCCAGCAGGATCGTGGATTTCGTCCAATCCCAAGTCGTAGGTGCCGACCGTCACGCGGTAATACTGATCGGCCATGTGCTGCTCAAGGCCGGGAAAATTGGCCACCAGCATCCGCACTGCCTCAGCCGCAGTGGCCACGTCAGCTTCGAGCACACGCCTGCCAATGAACTTGGCCAACTGCCCGTAGAGCTTGATCTTACGGAGCATGACGCAACCTCCTTCCGGTTACTTTAGCCAACCATCCACCATACATGTCCCGACTGCTCAAGCGACCTTGGATGTGATGGAGCACCATCCCGTCGCCAATGTACACCGCGCAATGGTTCAAGCCTGGGGCATTGATTGACATCAGAAGCGAATCACCACGTTCTAGGTGCTCGTCTTCTGCTAATTCGCGGAATCCAGTTGCCGCCCAGCAGCCGTCAAACATTGGTGCGGCAAGAAAATCGGCTGGATCTGTTGGCCGTTGCCAGTCACGCAACGCAATACCATTCTCGGCGTACCAGTCACGGGCCAATGTCCAGCAGTCCTGCACGGACCATACCCATTGCCTACCAATCAATGGTGCCTTGTAACCACATGGTGTGTAGGTGCCCCATGCCTTGGTCTTGGGATTGACGATGTGCCAGGGCAATTTGCTGGCCTCCGCTGCCACCTTGTCGGCTTCACTCGCTACGGCTGGTGTTACTGGGTGGCTATGCACGATGGCCGTGATCTCGCCAGCATCTTCGGCGGCTGCGTAATCCTCAGGATCCAGTACGAACAACTGCTCAGGCTGCGTGGCAAGGTTCCGGCATGGCCAGTAGCGTTCGCGGCCTTTGATCACTACGACCACGCCACAAGCCTCCCGTGGATCCTGTGCTTCAGCGTGCTCCAGAGCAGCGTCGCGCCAAGTCATGCGAAGTAGCTACC